CTCAAACCACCAAACCTCTGTATCCTCAAACCACCAAACCTCTGTATCCCTAATCTCCCACCAAACCTCTGTATCATCTCTTACTCCTTATATATACCAATAGGATACATACTCCCATGGATAATCCGCTTATATATCCCGCCCAGAAATCAGACATATCTCTTATTCCAATATTGTAATCTGACCATAGTCTTATCCTTTCTAGTGCTATTGCATGATATACATGCTGGTAATAGGTTGGTTAATTCATGGCCCCCGCCTTGTGAGACAGGCAATATGTGATCTGCTGTATTAGCAGCCCCATTGCAGTAGTGACAGGTGTATTGGCTTTGCTCTAGGATAATCTTCCTATTACGCTTATACTCTGCTGAGGCATATGGATTACTCATTCAAGCCATCCCATGACAGTTCCTGATTCACAACATCTGTCTCCTGTTGTTGCTGCGTGTTTTTTGCACCAGTAGATGGGGGTGCTTCCCTCTGGAGTAATCTCTCTGTTCTTTCCCATACTTCTGGATAATCCCCCCAACTCCATGCTACCTCTGCTATATTCACTAGATCCAATAGATGTGCTGCACAAACCCATCCCCATGAGTCATGCCAGTAATAGGCGTTTTGCCTACATCTATCGCATGGTCTTGGTCTCTGCGTTGTTTTGTATTTCCGTAAGTAATAGAACGGGGAATTTGGATTATTAAATCTTGGATCTGCCACATCATATTATAGCATCTCCACGATCTCATATGCTATATCTGTAATAATATCCTTATCAAACCTTGTTAGATTCTTTTCCCCATGAGCAAAGTAATGAATTTTTGTATATGCCTTGAGGATTCTCTCTACCTTTAGATCATGCTGATACTTTGTAACCATCGCTGGACTAGCCTTTACATATTCTTTCTTATAAGGTTTGTCATGGTCAGTTGGTCTACCCTTTCTTTTCCAGGTCATTTCCAAACCTCCATATAGTTAACAATCATATCTCTTGTTGGATTGTCTGCTCTCATCTTATTTGATTCATATTTTTCTACGGCAACATTACATCTACTACATATAACGCCCCTTACACATTCACCACAGGAAATTACTCCATCACAACAGTTATGGTCATGATCTACATGGAATGAGGTATCTACCTGTTCTATCCCGCAAATTTCACAGCCCTTGCTTGTTCTTTCATCAAACTCTTCTTGCGTCATTTTATATTTATACATTAACTCATAAGATTTTCTATAAGTAAATTCTTTACCGTTATAAATATAAGTTCTTTGCTTTTTAACCCTTGATGATTTACGGTTAGTCTGTCCAGTCCTTACCCATCTGGCATAATGCATACGACACCAAGTCTTTGCATAATGTGGTTTTTTGCAGTCCTCTATGGAACATTTTTTAGTATTATTATGTTGGGATTGAATTGATGCCCCAACTCTACAATACTTGCAGTAGTAATCATATTGTGAATTACCTTGTTTATAAAACTGATCAAGTGATTTTGACACCTGACATTTGTAACACCTCTTAGTATTCATAACTCTATTATAGCACATCAGAGTATGTAATAGAATGAACCCCTAGGGAGGTGTTCCTAGAGGTTCAATATCATTATATATTATATAGAGAGTATCTCTTTAGGCAAAGCCCCCCCTCCCCCCATAGATTTTCTGCAGAATATCTAGGGAGTTGGGAGGACTCTACCAAATCTCTTCAGTGAAAAGCCCCCTACAAACCTAAACATACTATATCACAAAAGGTCAAGGTTTGCAAGCAGGTGATTTAAGGGTCTATATTTCTTGGGGGTATAGCAAGATACCCAAACCTTCTAAAACTGGCTATAAATAGCCTTTAAAGGCTTTTAAACGGTAACCCAGTTAGTGCCATCCCATCTATAGGAAGCAACATTATTCCATGCTACCCAATTTGTGCCATTCCAATATTTTTGATCTGATGAATTTTGCCAAGTAGTACCGTCATAATATTTAACAGTTCTTGTTGTTCCAAAATATTTTGATTTTGTTGCATCAAAATTATCTAATATTTGTTGATCACTTAATATAGTGTCATACATTAAGAAATCACCAATCCAACCATTAAATGATTCCATGGCTCCTGCAGTAACACCACCATATGTAGCAGTACTATAATTCATAAAACCTGTACCAAGTTGTAATGGATTTGTTTCTGATGTTGACCAAGTACCTTGATATCTTGTTGGGCTAATTACTTGTTGTGTGGCTTCTTTATAAAACTTAACATTGTCTGCAATATTTGCAGTTCTAATAACAAATGTTAAAAAATACCATTGGTTTGTTGTTATTGCTCCATTGGCAGTTGCTGGAATATATTCTGCAGCAGCATTTAATGTAAGACGTAATGAACCAGCATTATTAGAATATCCAACATAACCATCAAAAGCAAAGTTATTGCTTAATTTACCAAATATAGGGGCAACTGTTGCTGATGTTAAACCATTACCAAGTGTTGCAGTTAAACTATTCCATAAAACCCACATTTGAATGGTTCTATATGTTGATGCATTTACTGATGTAACTGTTCCATGAGGAATTGTTATTCTTGATTTATTCCCGCCAAATTTAAATATTCCACCATTTTGTACTGCATCATAAACTGGAGCAACACCTGGAGTTGTACCAGAACCACTTGCTCTAATTGCATCAGCATTTACATATCCATTATATGCAGATCCAGCCAAACCAAGATTGGTTACTGTTGTTCCTGTACCTGAATAACAGGATGAATTAGCAAATGGATAATAGATCTGTAAATTTGTAGTCGTTAAGGCCACTTAAATCACAATCCATATCCATCCAACTTGTGGGCTTGCAGGTGCTGTTGATTGGACATAAAGGTTTTGTACACCCGCTGGTCCTTGTGCACCAGTAGCACCAGTTGCACCAGTAGGTCCCTGAATACCCTGTGGTCCTTGTGGTCCAGTAGCACCAGTATTTCCTTGAGGTCCTTGCGCTCCTGTTGCTCCTTGAGGACCTTGTGGTCCTGTTGCTCCAGTCTCACCTTGTATTCCTTGTGGTCCCTGTGGACCTGTAGCACCAGTGGCTCCAGTGGCACCTGTGGCGCCTGTAGCACCTGTAGGACCTGCTGGACCAGTTTCTCCTTGCGGACCTTGAGGTCCTGTGGCACCAGTTGCTCCTGTTGCTCCTGTATCTCCTTGAGGTCCTTGTATTCCTTGAGGGCCTTCTACTCCCTGCGGACCTTGCTCTCCCTGTATTCCCTGTGGACCTTGTGGGCCAGTTTCTCCCTGTGGTCCTTGGGGTCCTTGTGGGCCTGGATCACCTTGTGGCCCTTGAGGTCCTTGAGGTCCAACTGCACCTGTACGAACAGTAATTAATAAAACATCATGATTATTAGCAAAACCAGTTGTACCTGTTCCACCTGAAGAATCAAGTGTTACACCAATTGTTAAATATCCTGTTTGATTTACAGGGGCAGATGTAATTTCAAACTTTTGAAAGTTATTAGATAATGATGCATCTTGTAATAATATAAAATCACCAATTTGCAAAGTAGCAACAAATACTTCAACATCAGAACCTGTGTGATCAATGTGATTTACGTTAATTTGAGTTGCAGATGTTTGTGATGCATTGTTATAAATAACATATGAAGATCCTGGATCCCCGCTGGTTTGTCCAGTTTTAATTCTGTAATTAAAGAATGAAGATGATTCACCAGGAACACCTTGAGGACCTTGAATACCCTGCTCACCTTGAGGGCCTTGCGGTCCTTGTTCACCCTGTGGGCCTTGTGGACCTGTAGATCCTGTAAGACCTTGAATACCTTGTGGCCCTTGTTCTCCTTGTGGACCCTGTGCACCTTGTGGTCCTGTTTCTCCTTGAGGACCAGTTGCACCTGTTGCACCAGTTAATCCTTGTGGACCTTGTAGACCTTGTTCACCAGTGTCACCTTTTAATCCTTGTGGGCCTTGAATTCCTTGAGCACCTTGAGCACCTTGCTCTCCTTGTAAACCTTGAGGACCAGTTTCGCCTTGTTCACCTTGAATACCTTGCAAACCTTGAGGACCTTGAGCACCAGTCTCACCTTGCTCACCTTGTTCGCCTTGTGGTCCTTGAATACCTTGAACACCTTGTGCGCCAGTTGCGCCAGTTGCTCCTGTAGCACCAGTTGGTCCTGCTGGACCTTGTGGACCCATTGGTCCTTGTGGTCCTTGCGGACCTTGTGCAATTGCTAAATCTCCAATTAAAAGTTCAATTGTTTTACTATCAACAACTCTAACTTTGTTTTCTGGGCTACCTGAAGAAACCTCAATTATGTTACTCACGGTCTGGTCACATCCAATTCAGCATTAATTCTTCCTTTGAGAATTGTTACAACTTCATTTGTAACATTATTAATTGAATGAATGTCAAAGTAAGACACCTTGCTAAGTGTTGAGGTATCTGGAATTACAACGCTGATTACGTTCTCGTTTGTGCTAATTGTTAATGCTTGTTGTGGATTTTCGTCTTCTGGTTGTTCTTTAATTTCACCAGTAAATCCTAAATCTGATATATCTAAATTTTGTCCATCTTCATCTTTCATAATGATGGTTAGCGATGCTGTGTCGCCTTTGTATACCAACCACTCTATTGAGCCTGGTATTTGTGAAATGGTCTTCATGTAACCTCCAAGGAATACCTCTATTGTAGAATATAAGTATTGTGACCTGGAGGTCTAATGAATATTTACGATTGGGCTGGTTTTGCGGTGGCTGTAACCACCCTTATTGGCTCATTAGGAATAGGAGTTAGATTTCTTGTAAAGCATTACCTTTCAGAATTAAAGCCTAATTCAGGTAGCAGCCTGAGAGACCAGGTTGAAATTAATTCTCAAAGACTAACCAGAGTAGAAGATAGAGTAGATCAAATCTACGAACTACTTCTAACTAGGAGGAAAAAATGAAAAAGGTATATTACGAAGGTAAATTAATCCCCGTCAAAGATTGGGATTTTGATAAGAAACGCCCTAAGAATAAATCAGTTAAACAAGAAGTTGTTAAGGAGGAACCTATGCCTAAAATATTACTTCCAGAGAACACAGAAGAATCAACAGAAGAGGTAGTAACAGACAACCTAGAAAGTTGATCTCAATAATAGTTGCTTTAACCTTGATGTTATCAAACCTTGGTTATAGCAAAGCAGAGATAACCTGCACCATGAATCTCGTTCAAAGAGAATCTAATTTTCATTTACACGCCAGAAATAAAACCTCTGGTGCTTATGGGTTATTTCAATTTATGAATATTGAAAAAAATAAAACGCTGAGTATACAAGAACAGGTTGCTAGATATGATCGCTACCTCACAAAAAGATATAAGTCTGATGCTTGTCTTGCATACAAACATGCTTTAGAAAAAGGTTGGTATTAAAAATACCCCCCAATTAAGGAGGGTATTTCTTTTTCACGAGGCAGTGTGAAAATTTATTAAGGTGCACCAACTGTTGTAGAAATAACAGTAGATCCATATGTAACTGGCGCAAGAACATTATTTCTTAAATATGTATATACATATGTTCCATTTGATGCTTGTGGAGTTAATGTACCTAATGACTGCCACAAAACTCCGTCTTGAGAATGTTCAAAAACAATGCTATCTCCTGCTTGACCAGCAAGATCTGTATATAAAGCAATTCCCCAAACATTATTAAATGATTTTTGTAAATCAATTGTAAATGTGCCAGTAAAGTTTGTTAAACTATATGGTCCAGATAAAGTTACATCTCCATCAGCAATTGGCGTTCCAGTATTTGCATTTGTTACAGTTCCAGATGTTGTGGTTTTGAATAATTTTCTTCCACTAACATAAACTGGTGGACTACCATTAACTAATGTTCTATTAATTTGATAAGAGTTATTTATTCCTAAAGCACCACCAGAAGGTCTAATTTCACCTATTTTAAAAGTTCCGTTTGTTATTGTGCCTCTAATATATCTCATTGGCCTATTACCAGTATCAAAAAATGGAACTTGCAATCCTGGTGCTTGTGGAGGCATTCCAAATTCTCCAGTCATCGTTACTGGATAACCATAATCATATCCTGCTGTATATAAATAACTAGTTCTTTCTTGAAAATTAAATTGTCCAATTCTATACCAAGTTATATTATCTGGACTTCCATAAACTTTTAATGGATAATAAGGTGGCTGATATGTTCCAGATGTCATTAATACTTTTGCACTAATTTGTGTAATATCTGTATATTGTGCACCCAAATCATAAACAAAAGCAAAAGTATAACCAGCAGTTGATCCTTGGTAAAGTCTTGTTGGATAGGCATTTTCTGTAGTTCTATTAGTTAATAAATCAGGATTTGCAAAATAAAAATCAGCAGCAGGCCAATCATATGTTGAATCAATTACCCAAGGTCTTGCTCTACTGTTAACATTTCCTAATTTATTATCAGCAAGCCACATATTTCCGTTATATATGCCAATACAATTTTTATTTTCTAATCTATCAATATTGTTTGAATCATAAGCATAAACATCAAATATTTGATTTGGAATAACAGTATATTGAAGTGCGGGATCTTCAAGTACACAACCAAAGGCTAAATATCTAATAGATAACGGGGTTCCTGCAGGAATTACTACTTGTTTTGTTATTGTAGATGTTCCATAGTTATTTGTTGCTTGAAGGGTTACATTATATGTACCGCCCACACTGCTATAAATTTTTTCTGGATTTGATAAAGTAGAAGTTGTTCCATCACCAAATGTCCAAAGTAATGATAATTCTCCAGATGCTTCTTCAGTAAAATAAACCTTTGATGCTAAAGATGGATCAAATGTATAACTAAAATCAACATATGGTGGTGCTCCAGTAACAGTAATGCTTTGAGTATCAGATCTTCTTATCCAACCATATGCATTTGTAACCTCAACCCAAGTTTGTAAAACATTTCCTGAAACATATTGTTGCGTAACAACATTTTGATCATATTGGTAAATACCTGCGCCTAAATACCATGTAACAGAGTATCCATCATTTACGTCATAATTTTGAAGAGTATATGTAAAAGTTGTATTTGTTGTTCCGCTTGATGGAGTTACAGTAAATATTGGTTTAGGAAATTCAGTATCAAGATAGTTCCAGTTTCTCAATAAATATGTTGTCTCCCAAGAATCTAAAGTTATTTGATGTCTTATTCCTACAACACCATATTTTCTTGAAATACTTGTTGATTGATTTATTTCATGATCAACATAAATATTATCAAGCATATCAATATTTTTTGCTATATCAATATATTTGGCAGCGTTATAAGTTATTGAATAAATTTCTCTTCTTGGCTTTGATGTTTCTTGTAAAATACTTTCCATTAAGTCATGTGCATCTTGAGTTTTAACAGTTATCTGTTTTCCAACTTTACCCCAAATATTTTTTGATGGAGCATTAAAATATTGATTAGAAACACTTGTAGTTGTAAAAGTTTCACCATCTAAAGACCAAGCACCTGTATCTTGCGTAACTGTAAAATCATTACATAATTGTTCAAGACCATCATTTAAATTAATACCAGTATATGATAATGCGCTTCCATCTGAAGCAAATGTTGCCTCAATTGATCTTGATATATTTGGATGGTTTGGATTATCAAAAGCAGTATCAAAATAGCAAAATTGATTATTTTTATTTACATAGGCTATTCCTAAATCAGTAATTGCCATTGCAGCAAATGCTGACCATGCTGCTTGTCCACTATTAATTGAACCAGCACAATTTGTTGAAGTTGTATAATAATTTTCACCTAAAACAAAATCAGGCATTTCTTGTGATGAATAAAGTTGCATATCTTGAATAAATGCAGCAGGATACCAATTTTGTTTTCTTAATTTAACAAATGAATCAGATAAAGTATGCCTTTGCATTGAGCCAAGATAATCAATTGCTGTAAGTGTTATTTCAGGCGGTAAACCCTTTGGTCTATATTTAACATCAATGCTATCAATCTTTCCAGTAAATATTGGTTCATTATTTGCAGTAATTTTAATTTTTACATTATAGACAACATCTTCATTATTGTATGGATCTAAATTTTCATTTCTTGTCAATATTGTTAATTGACCAACATCTGGTTGACTAAATGGTCCTTCATAACTTTGAATACCTCTAACAATATTACAGTTAATTAAGCCATCTGTATAATCAACCCAGGCATTATTTATATATAGATATAACTTTATATTATTTGTTAATAGACTCATAGTACTGGCTTTAACCTACTGACATTTCCATATCGTGACAATGCACTTGTTACTTCTCTACCTAAAGCATATGGGTCAGTACCTACACCAGCATTAATTGTTATATTTACTCCGCCAACTGCCCCACCACTTGTATTTATTTGTGGAAGATTTATTCCTGGAGATCCTGGTGCCCCCATACCAACATATAAACCTTGTGTTAATTGTTCACCAATCTTTGCCATAACTTTTGATGGTGAACCTATTTTCATATAACTTCTAATAAAACCTAAAATAGATTCATCAATCCACTTTTTAAAGTTAAAGGTAAACCAAGACTTAACGCCAAACAAACCAGCAATAATACCTCTTGCAATATCTCCACCAATTTCAACCATTGAGCGATATAAATCACTAAAACTATTTACAACATTTCTTACAACGCCAATAATAAAACCAGAAATGTTTGACCAAATTTTTGATGAAACTTCTTTAATGTCATTAAATACTTCTACCGTTTTATCTCTTACACTGTTCCAAATACCTACAACAATATCTTTAAGACCATTAATAATGCCTGAAACTTTCTGGCTAATTGCTGTCCATAATTCTGAAACAAATCCTAATATCTCACCTAAAACATTAAGTGTTGCTTGTCCAACTGATTGCCAACCATCGTCAACATAACTTACAATATCTCCAAGTTTTGCTCTAATCCAGGTTGTTATGCTATCCCAAATATTTTCAACTACTGCTTGAATTGTTTCAAGTGTATTAGTAATAACATCTCTTATCTCATCAAAATTATCATAAATTATTTTGGCTAATATTCCAACTGGACCAGTCATAATTGCAACGATAGTTTGCCAATTGCTCTTTATCCAACCTAATAAATCTCCAATTGCATCTTTAACATTATCAGCAAAGTCTGCAACGGCATCAACCATCTTGCCTACAACATCTTTTAAGTATTCCCAAACCTTTTTAACTACATCAGTTATTTCATCCCAATGCTTAATAACCAAAACAATAGCAGCAATCAATGCAACCCATGGCAATGCTATTAGGGCTGCTCTTAATAAGCCTTGTGCTGCTGTTAATAATCCTGTTGCTATTGTTGCTTCCCCGCTCACAATTCCAAGGGTCACCAATGCAGTTTTAGCACTTGCAAAGAATGTTAGTAGGGGTCCACCAATACCAACGAGTGCTGTTAATCCTATTACTAAATTCTGTACTGGGTTTGGAAGAGATGTAAAACCTTCTACCAACTTAACTAATAAATTTGTTAACTTTTCAATTGTTGGTAATAGTTTTGTACCAATGGTTTCTTTTAAATCTCCCATTGCTTTATCAAGTTTCTGTGCACCAGTTACTTGTGATGCAGCAGCACCACCAAATGCTTTATTGCCTTCTTTAATTAAAAGGTTTAATGCTTCTTGTGCTTTACCTGCTTTAAACAATGCTTCTGCTTGTTTGTACACTGCCTTATTTAATTTAGGAATCATCTTCTCTAAATCAGAAGCCTTTAACTCTCCATCTGCCATACCTTTGGCAAATTTCTTTACCCATGACTCAGCATCAATACCAGTTAATGCTCCAATATCTTTTCCAAGCGCAACCAATTGAACTGATAATGATTGTGCTTCTGGTGGTAAATATGTTCCAAGTTGTGTAGCAAGTTTAATTAATTCATCATTGTCAACTGCTAATATTTTTGCAAATTTATCTGCATCAGAAGTAATTTGTTGTAATGCAGAGGAGCCCTCTCCAAATGCTTTGGCTGCTGCTCTTGCAGTTAACTCAGCATCTCTTGCTTCCTCTGCTGCGCCCTTTAAAAATTGGACGCCCTCTCTTAATACAAATGCAGATCCTGCAGCGATTGCTGCTTTGGCAACACCATTAAGTTTGCCTTCAATTCCATCTAGAGATTTTGTGGCGTCATTAACACCTTCAGTAAGTTTTCTAGTTTCTGCAACAATATCAATGGTGATCTGTTGTGCCACTACTTCCTCCTGTTAATCTCTTGTACTAAAGCCTGATATTCATCAAGCCTCATTTCCCAGAATTGTTCTGGCGTGTATCCTGTAGCAATACAGAATGCAGCCATTGTTCTTAGGCTTGAGTCTCCTCTGGGAAAGTCATCTTCAAGCCTGTTAAGTTTCCCAATTCTTCAATTGTTAACTGTTCTGCAGACTCTATTGTAAGGTCTGGGTTATTTCGCTTTGCAATAATAAACTGCATAGCAAAGGCTAACTTTGCTTTTGAAGTTAAACTGTTCCATTCATCCATTGGGCATTGAAGATACTCTTCTAACTCTGCCAACTCTTTCCACTTAAGTGTTTTGTGGAAATTCTCTATATTTTCCATTTACTGCCTCCTAATTTAAGTTGTATTTCTTTATTGCTTCTTCTATGGAGTTTTCATATCTTGCGATTATGTATCCCATATTCTCTTTTACTGCTGTTCTTAAATATGGTTTTGCCTCTTTGTTCTTAGCAGGCCAACCATACTCAATAACTCCTGCATATGGTACTGCTGCACTACCCGCCAAGATTTGTGCCTTCTTTTCAGAAGGATTACCTACAACGGTTGATGCAAGAGCACCAGTTAGTCTTGGTGCTATAGCAGAAGCCTTTTGAGCCAGTTCATAACTTAATTCTTTATTAAGAGTTAAATTATTCTCTAACTCGTTGCCAAACTTGCTCATGAGATCTTTGACCTCATTAACTCCCTTGACAACAACTGCTCCTGCCATAGCGACTTCTTTATTTAATTATGCAACTACTCGTACTGGCTTTCCAGTAAGAATGAAGTTGATATCGTAGACGAAGTATTCGCCTGCTGCTCCACCAAGATTGGGTACAGTCTCAGCATAACCAGTCGCTGTGAAGTGTGGTTGTGTTGAAGTTGCTGTTGCGTTTCCGTGTGGTGCGTATGTAATGCTCACTGTTGCGCCTGGGTTGTCAAACAACTCTGACCATAGTGATGCTGCTTGTACGTCCTGGAATCCAGTAACTGCACAAGTAAAATCTAAACTATCTGTGTAATCTCCAAAACCAAGTGTTCCAACTGCAGATGAGAATGTTACATTGCTCACTGAACCTGAATACTCTGTTCCGTCTACTTCAAAGATAATTGATTTGCCTTTAATTCTTGCCATCTCAATTTCCTCCTTCTATGTCTATAGAAATGTTAATGTTTGTTGCTAGGTATCTTGCACCATTTACATCTTGTATAAATGGTTTGTCTACCGTTAATTTTGTTGCTGTGGTGTATTCCCATATAGCAGGAATAAGAGCGTCTAAAGTGTCATCAAGATTTTCTGTTTCAGTTTCATTTGTAGCAAACGGAACTAATATTAAAACCTTCCAATTTGTTGCATAGTCTGCGTCATATTGGTTTTCATATACAGTTATGAAATCAGTATCTGGTTCCATAATTGCACATTTTGGTACTGGTCTTTCTGGTACATATTTATATACCTTGGAAATTCCACCAAGAATGATTGCACTTTGTAAATCACTTCTTATTGATGCTAGATTCATGCAAATCTCACCATATATCTGTTAAGCAAAGGGTATACACCAACGAGTGGATCTCTTGCTGTATTAATGGGAGTCCCATCATATGTAGCATATTGAGAAACACCCATTGGTGCATTTCTACGATGAAATAGTTCTGAACCAACTTCTATGTATGCTCTCTTCAGAACATGTGTAGGAATCTTTGCGGAACGAACATACGAAGACACAAGGTCTTGTGCGATGTCCCAACATTCTTCTACATAAGCGTCATCGTTAGATGAAGCGCCTACATATGCTTTTAAATCAGTCCAGTCCATTTTCGTTTACTCCTAATTAGTCAAGTGGGTTTGCAACGATAACCATTGCCTTTGGCTCTGGAGCAGCGATACCTAGGTATCCGTATACAGAGAAGGAATTGGTTAGTGAAGTGATTTCTTCATCGTTCAAACGGAATGGTGCACCAGCAGACTCGTAAGTTGTGAGTGCTGCTCCGTTACCAACATAGAATGAACCGTTAGCAAGTGATGGATCTACAACAATTGGAAGACCAAGAATTGTTCCTGTCAAACCAACTGGATTGATTGAACCAAATGTATTTACTGTTGCGCCTGCATTTGATAGCAATGGACGATCAGCAGCATCAACAATACCAGCAAGAGCCTTGAATACATCGCTTGAAACAAGAAGTGCCTCAAGAGCACGACCAGTGTCATTATTTACCTTTGATGCAGCATCAGCAAGTGCGCCAATTACTGCAGATGAATCCCAAGCAGCAACTGTAGCAGTGTTGAAGTTGCTAGAAGCAGCAACAACAGCAGCACGAGCAGCAGCATTTGTAGCAGAAGCATACTTAGCAACCATTGCACGGAATGCAGTGTCAACATAAGCAATGCTTGAACGCTCTACAACCTGACGTGACATATCTGTATATCCACCGTAGGTCTTGATTGGAGCGGTAGCAGAAGTTAGAGTGATCTTACCGTAAGAGAGTACATCTCCTTCAGCAGCCTGCTCACCAACTGCAAGTGTGTTTGTGTTGATAACTGGGTATTCAACATTCATTCCATCAGCAGGTAGTGCTGCAGATGATAGAACATTAAATGTTGGACGTCCAGCATTAAGAATACGAACTGTGTCAGATACCCAAGCGTTCTTTACGATTGAGTCACCTGTGTCTGCACCTGTAAATGTACGGTGCAAAGCAATAGCATCATCATTACCAGATGCAATAGCCTTTACCCAGTCACCCATTGAACGGAACTGAGATGTTGCAGGAGTTGATGTCTTCTCTGTTGTAATAACATCAAGACGACGCTCTAACTCTTCTGCGTGATTACGAACTTCAGCAATCTCTGCTGAGTAATCAGTTGTGTTTTCCATATTTGTTTCCTCCGAAGTTTTTTCTTCTCTTACTGCAAGTACTGCAGCATTGTCATAAGCAGGAAAAGCCACTAAAGAAACTTCCTTTAGATCAACTTTCTTGCGAATAATTGTTTTTTCTTTCTTTTCATCAACTACTGGAATAAAACCAACAGAGAAGGAACGGATTGCTCCATCCTTTACAAGTTCTAATGTTTCATTTCCAAGTGTTGTGTCTGAAATCTTGGCACGAATTAAAAGGCCATTTTCTGACTCTTCCATTTCTGTTACTTTGCCAATAATTTCTTTGTGATCTCTGAATAATTTAACATCAGCGTTAATGTCTACTGCACCTTTTTCAAAACGCTCAGACCATCCTCCGCCAATATCAATTGTTTCATTGAATGGAACTGCAACCCCTTCAACAGTGCGTTGTTCAGAGTCTGTTGCTCTAATTTCAAAAGAGCGTTTAATCATATTTTCCATTTTCATTACTCCATTTTATGCTACAGGTTCATTAGAAGACATTCCCTCAATTTCACGAACTTCGTTAATTGATAAAAAGCCTTTATCTAAACCTATTGCGTATGATTGATATCTTGCCAATTGATTTGGACGAAGGAACTGTGTTAAATTAAACATAGCCTCTTGTCCTCTTGGCAAAAGATCAGTGATTGCTTGTTGAATTCTTACAATATATTGTTGTAATCCATCATCGTACAATCTTGTTCTGTCTTCGTTTCCATTTATGTAAGTCATACCTTGACCTTCAATGGCCATAGATAAATACATTGGCGGAACGCCAAACATCAATGCGATTTGACGATTGATGAATTTTTGATTCTCTAAGAATTGTGCTTGTTCAGGATTTAATGAGACAGATTCATATGTTAATCCAGATGACAATACAGCAATGCTTCTTTCTTGCTGAGATTTGACGAAAGCCTCTTTATTAGACCTTGCAACATCCTCAGAAAGAAATTCTGATGTTGTTAATGTTCCTGTTGGAACTGCAGCGGTACGGAACCAGTTATCAGAATAATTATGTAGATCAAGTGCAGATCTAAGTACTGATTTGTGTCTTTGGATTGGTCCCTCGCCAATTAATTTGCTTGTTGATGGGCTTGTCCATAACTTTAAATGAACAATGTCATTCTTTGAATAAGTTTTTCCACCAATTTGATAATAAGTTACACCTTTTTCATCTTGCATTATTGAAATATCTGTTGGATGAATGTTTGTAATGTTTGCTACACCTCTTGGTCCCCGCTTTACTAACCAGAATGCGTTACCAAATGTAGCCATGTGAACTAATGTTGTGCCAAGCCATTCTGCTTGTGAAATATTGTTTTCAATATCTGGTGTTTCAAGCCATGCAGGTGTTGGTAACTTATCATTTCCTCTGTAAACTTCTACAGGAAGTTGCATGATTGCAGTTTCAAGAACAGAGATTGCTCTGGTAACTGGTACAAGTGTTAATGCTGTTGTTTCTGTTACAACTACTGCTTCTCTTGCAGGCGCACTCATTGCACGATTCTGTGTTTCAGGAACAAAAGGTTCATTTACTTGATAACCTAATCTTTCAACTAATCTTTCTCTTAAACCCATTTGCTCTCCTTCTAAAATACCATTTGTTGTGGCTTTTGTTGTGTTTCCACAAACCAAGTAGCCAATACTGTTGCTACTGCTGCATCAATATCAGTTCCGCTATCTTTTCTAGCAATCCTCCAGGATTCTCCAGAGTTTTTACGTACTGCTCTCTGCATTTGCAACGAAACTATGTCATCTTTAGGATGAATAAGTTCCTTACGCACTATTCTACGGTATGCGTTGTTTGAGGCAGAAATTAAATCTTTATTAGATGTAGTCTGTACCCTCAAACCTTTCTGCTTAAGTGCTAAGGCTAAATCTGACAATACAGCATGATCCATAATGAATGGTTTGCCATATTTTCCAAGGTTTAGACAAGCAGAAATAACATTATCTATATTAGTATTATTAAATGATGCTACCAATTCAGTTGCTATCTTTCCATCAGCCTGAAGTTCAGCGGTAACTATAGAACAATGCTCCCAATCAGATGTTCTCTCAACACAGAAGACTTCTGGATTAACTGGTCTACCCTCTGGAAGGTTTTGCCATGCTCCAACAGGTATCCAAGCATTCATACTAGAGACAAACTGGTTTAAACGATATCTTCTGGCATCTGGTTCAGGCATTGTGGCTAATTCATTCTTTACCGCTTCCCAAGATAAGATTCCAGATGCTAATTGAGGGTTTGCTTGCTTTACAGCATCCTCATCATCTAACTTACATCCTTTTGGTGCTTCCCAACAGAAGAATCCAAATCTTTCAAGATCTGCCTGCCCATCAATTGCTTTAGATCCTCGTTCATAAAGGTTTTTTAATAATATAGATGTGTCATCTCCAGCGGTAGTGATTCCAACAACCAAACCATCATCTCTAGTTGCAGATCCTAGTGTCATAGCAGTCCAAACATCTTCTCTAGCCACATGCAACTCATCAAATACAACTAATGATGGATGTAAGCCCTGTGCAGTTGCAGCATTTGCAGCAATAACCTTATAAACTCCATTACCATCTGCAGTCCATAACCCTCTATGTTCAGTACTTCTGCTAAAGAAATGCTTCAATAAATCACTGGTATTTACCTGATGTAAGAGGCGTCTATACACAATTCTGGCCTGGTCTGCAGAGGCAGCCACTGATATTACTTCAGGTGCAGGCTCATGTAATAGCATGCCATATAGGGCAAATAAGGCCCCTATAAGGCTCTTTCCATTCTTTCTGGGCATAGATATTACTACTTGCTTATATCTAAGGCGTCCAGCCAATTCATGACCTTCTGGATACCTTTCTAAGGCATGTCTAATAAGCCATTTCTGCCAATCAGTTAATACCAACAACTCATCATTCTTTTCAGGTAAACGCCAAAGACTCTGAGCAATATTTATTAACTTATCGCCATCTGTAGGAAACTCAGGAGATAAGGTTTGTGTATAAAACGAGGGCAGCCAATCAGACATCAAGCCCCCATAGCAATAGCGTTAAGCATCTCCTGTGGACTCATTGAGGTATCTTCTTTACGGTTATTTAACAAACCTAGATTACCCAACAATCCAATTAGGATAGGAGCAATCTGATGGCGTCTATCTGGAAATGAATCCATAGTTTCTGCTAACATCACTGCCTGCTTTGCTGCCCCTAAATCTGCTTCATCTAACCAAGTTGCTGTAGATATAGATTTTAATACTGCCTCCGCTAGGGTGAAATTAAGGTTTAAAGGTTCGTTTTCACCTTTGATAAGCCTATTTCCCCTATGTCGTTGTTTTCCTTCAAATCCTGTTTTCATATATTCTCCTTTTTACTATTGTATGGTTTTATATTTTTGTTAACTATATACAGGGTAAACGGGCAAAAATAAAAAAACCCCCAAACCTTTCAAACCATCAAACCATTACACCTCTATGTCCTGCATATCCTGCATATTCCCCATATGAAGGTTTGTAAGATATAAGGTTTGATAGGTCCCCTCCCCTACCCGCCAGTAGGGCGGGGTATAGAAAGGATATACAACAAACCTCTATATACCTATACCCCCTATGGAGCATATGGTTGGATATGAAGGTTTGAAGGTTTGATATTTCTTTTAGATATAATGGTTTGGAAGATGCTAGGTTTACCCTTCTCAAACCACCAAACCTCTGTATCCTCAAACCACCAAACCTCTGTATCCCTAATCTCCCACCAAACCTCTGTATCATCTCTTACTCCTTATATATACCAATAGGATACATACTCCCATGGATAATCC